AGTGTTGATGCGGACCCGATTGAGGGTGTTGTCGCGCCCGATCCGGTGAGCGATGCGTTTGGCGAGTGGAACCAACTCGCGGCAGACCTCGGATTGGCGAGGGCGCAAAAGCTGACCAGCGCCAGACGGGGGAAGCTCAAGTCGAGGCTGCGTGACGCTGGCGGGATCGACGGCTGGCGCCATGCGCTCGACCGCATCCGGGGCTCGCCGTTCCTGCGAGGCGAGAACCGCGACCACTGGCGAGCCGATCTGGACTTCGTGCTGCAGGAAAAATCGTTCACCAAGCTGATGGAAGGGGCCTATGACCCGCGAACTGGCGACACTCCCGACGACTTCGACGACTTGGTCCGCGCCGTCGTGGCTGGAGACGTGGCAGGCGGACATGCCGGTGCCGGTGAGTTCGGTTGACGTGGATATCGTCGCTGCCGAGCGAGCCCTTGAGCCCGGCGGGCCGGACGCTGCGGGTGCGGCGCTGCGGTATCTGAAACCGAACTGGCCCGAACAGAAACTCACCGCCGAGGGCGTGGCGGTGTACGTCGAGGCGATCAAGGATATCCCGGCGGACCTGCTGTCGCTGGCGGCGCGGCGGGCGGTCGCGGAGTGCTCGTTCTGGCCCCGCCCGGCGGACTTTCGGAAGCAGATTCGGGAAGAACTCTCGGGACGGCGGCGCGCGCTGTCGCGGCTGGAATTTGCCGCCGGGAAACTGCGCCGGGAGCGTCCCGAACCCATCGGACACGAGCGGCGAACGGCGCCGATCCCCCGCATGAAGCGCCTAGCGGCGGTTCCCAAGACCCCTGACGAGCGTGCCGTCCTGGTCACGCCGGATGAAGCGGCGGCGAAGGTAGCGGAATGGGAGAAGGCCGTTGGCTGACCTTCGAGGCATCGCCCGCGCCTATGGCTGCTCCGAGCGCGTGGCGACCGACATCCGGCGTGGGACGTTGCCGTTCCATCGGGCGGTGGGTGTGCTTGGCCCGATCCGGTGCCAGTGGGTGCCGTGTTGGCGAGAGTGGACGCTGGATCAGCGCCCGACGAGCCCCGGCGAGATCGTCGAGGCGGCAACCCGAACACACAAGGAGGACGTAGCATGAGAGCCCTGTTGATCGCGGCGCTGTTGGTGGCCGCACCCCCGGCGGCGGCGCAGCAGCAACCACAGTGTTTCTCCCGACAAGCGGGCGACGTGTTTATGGCCTTCAAATTCGGGGAGAGTGTTCGGCAGCGCCTCATCAGCGGGGGCGGCGCCAATGTTCTGCTGTACGAGAACCAGAAAACTCAAACGTGGACGATCATGGTCGAGCAGGGGCCGGGATCAAACGTGTTTTGTATCGCGACCTTTGGGACCGGCTTTGTGATCTTCGAGCCCAAGGAGCCGGGGGCGCCGTCATGACCGCCGCGATGGACTGGGAGCCGCTGACAGATCCGCACGAGGTCGAAGCACTCGACCCAGACGAACTGAATGAGGGCTACCAAGACGGTCGTGCCGACGAGCCGCGCCCCGGCCCGAACCGCTCGACGGCTTATCGGCACGGCTGGTGGAACGGCCAGCGAGACGGCGGGCACCGGGGGGCGCACCCTGCGGACGTGCAACTGATTCGGAACATGCGTGAGGCGAAGACCGGGTTCTTTGACCCGCACCTATTCGATGGGGTTCGGTCATGACCGAGGGGCGCCCCGTCGTCATCGGCCCGTCCCATCGCTCGCGGTGGCGTGACTTCGCGCGCGGGTTTGTCCGCGGGTTCGTCCCGCTCGTCCGCAGCGACGGAGGCAACTACGCCTTCCACTGTGGCAGTGAGATCGGGGGCTGCGCGCAGGTCGTCGCGTGGGTGGCGGCGGTTGGGGGCGTGCTCTTTTTGGTGCTGTCATGAGCGATCCGAATATCCCCGCTGAAATCGTAGAGGCGGTCGCGCGGGCGCTTGATGAATGGAGGCCGGGCTGGCTGCCGCTCGGGGTGACCCCGCCGGTGCCGATAGGTGAGCGCAACGTCAATCTGGACCATTGGCGGCGGGGAATGATGGCGCAATGGGCGGCGCGGGCTTTTGTCCGAGCCCTCGCCGAGCACGGGCTCAAGATCACCGGGCCTGAGACGACGGAAGCAATGGTCGTGGCGTGGATGGGCGACCTCTACGGCGGGGGAACGGAGGACATCCTTCGGAACTCGGTCGAGATGGACTGGCGTGCCATGCACGACGCCGCCCCTCAGACACCGTGGGAGCCCACCGATGACTGATCGGGAATGCGCCACCTGCGCGTGGTGGCGGCGCGGGGCGGCGGCGGTGCTTGTCACCACTGGCGAGTATCACGGGCATGTCCAGGTGGCCCCCGGCGAAATCACCTACGAGCCCGTTGATTACGGGATATGCCACGCCACTCCGTTTCTCGTAAGGCGTCGCGAGGCGGACTGGTGCCGCGAGCACACGCCGGAGGAAGCCGCCGATGGCTAACCGAACCAAGCGCAAGAGAGCGGGCCGGGAACCGAATGGGGTAGCGCCGGCTGGCGATGGTCGGGCTTACGAAAGTATGAGGCAAGATGTCCGTGGCGCGGTAGTTGATACGCGAGAATTGCAGAGAAGGGCGGTTTGGGTTCCGGCGTCCCCTTTTGTAATCCATTTGGTCAAAGAACTGATTGTTCGGCTGATAGAAATTAGTAATTTAGATGGGACTGAATTTCTTTGTGGGCTGGGCATCGACAGTGTGGAAGAATTAGATCAGTTGAATGAAATGCACGCAGATTCAATTATAGAATTGCTTGACCACGCGGTTTTGAGCATCCCGGCGGATCGCTTGAAGTCGCTTGGTTATGGTGATTCTGTTTTGGGGATGCGCCGGCGGGCGCAGGGGCGACATGATGTGAGGGAAGCCTGCCATGCAAATGAGAAATGACGACATAAAGTACAGATACCATATGCTGCCCGCGATGAATCAAGCGGGAGAAGTTCTAACGGCGAAAAAGATACTTGATGGCCCGCCAGCGTACAGCGGCGGAGCGTATTATAACAAAGGGCTTGTGTGGAAAGAAAACCATAAATGCGCGGCATTTATACTGGCGGCGGCAGGGGCGGACCTAGAGAACACAGCGCATGTGTTGGGCCGGCCGCCGACAAATATCGTTCATTATGCCGCGGAACATTTTCGCCTGTCCCTTGCGCGTCATTGGTGGGATGCCATCAGGAAAGAGCGCGCTCGAAAGCCGCGCGTGGCTTCGGAGGCGTCGCTATCGCTCGCGTACCCATTTGTTGTGAAGCAACGAGATGAGCACGCAGATCTTTTAACGATCAATGCATTGGTCCCGCAAAATATGCCGGGGAGAGAGGATGTGTGTCAGGAAATCATGCTGGCTCTGCTGGAGGGAGAGATCACCATTGATCAGGTGAAAGCAAACCGGCAAGCGTTGCGCCCGTTTATTCGGCAATTTCGAAAAGACAATCTTACACTTGGCGGATACGCGCTTTCATTAGACGCGCCGCTTGAAAACGGCCGTTCTTGGCACGAGGTGTTTGTGCTGCCAGGGGCCGACTATGCTGGATAATAGGTGCGGCGTTCTTGCGGGGCTAAGCGTCCACGATGTGGATGCGATGAGTGACGAACAGGTGGAAGCAGCATTGCGACAAATCAGATGGCCGGACACCGGAGGCGAGCCACGGTGCCCGACTTGTGAGGGGAGCGTGTATACCTATCAATCGCGGCCGATTTTCAAATGCCGAGAATGCCTTAAGCAGTTTTCGCTGACATCGGGGACGCTTTGGGCGCGCCGAAAGATGCCCTTGAGGAACTACTTGCTTGCGATGGTGATATTTCGCCAGCGAATGCGCGGGGTGACTTCGATGGAGATGGCCATGGACCTCGCTGTGAATTACCGAACAGGGTGGCGTCTCAACGAGCGACTCCGGAGACAATGGACTGCTGGAATAGAGGGGGCAAATGTCTAAACGTGATAAGCGCCGCCGCGCCGGACGCCCCCGCGTGCTCCAGGCCAAGCGGCGGCAGACCACCCGAGCCGGGCGCGAGGTCGATGCGCGGAACGTCGGACCGACGCCGGAGCTGATCGCGCACCGCATCCGCATGGCGGGCGACCCGGACGTGTCAACGGACTTCCCCCTCGACGTACTGGCGGCAAAGGGGGACATCAACCGGGATCAGTGCGACGCCGGATGGTGGTATCTCGCGCTTCGGGCTCGGATGGGTATGCGCCCGGCATGGTGCGACGTGTCCGGGCTATACAGCCGGGTTGCCGACTTCACGGGCGGCGGGCCTGTAGGGCTGCCATGGGACATGCTGACGGACGACCAGCGGGCCGCGCATATCCGCCTGGAGGAAGCGTGGTGGCGGGCGCACGCGGCGCTTGTGGATGCCGGTGCGGCTGCCCGGTTGGCTGTCCAGTTGACGGTGATCGACCTAGCGACATACGCGGCATTGGAGGACATCCGGCGAGGGCTAAGCGCGTTGGCCGGGGCGCGGGAGAGAAAACGTCGCGCGGCATAAGGACCGGCGCCCGTAGGCCCGGCCCATGGTCTTTGTCTATGAGGGCCTAGCTTCCCAGAACGATCCCCATAGCGCACAAACGAATTCTAGTCGCGGAGAGCGTAGGTTGCAACCGATTTAGGGGTTGCGCGGGGCTGAAATACCCGATATTGTGCACGTAATAGAGATTGGAGCATTGCGCTTGATCTCGGTTTCGAGGGGCGCGGCGCCCAGAGGAGACACGGTCCTGACCCGGTCTCTGGTGCTGGCAGCGCCTTCTTGGTTTGGGATGTCGGGTGCGGCGGGGTGTTCGTTGTCAGCGGGCCTCGCCGCTTCCCCGCCAGTCTGCAATTCATCGCCGGGGGCGCTAGGTTTTCGAGGCCGTGCCCCGGCCCGCGCAGATTGTCGGAGTGTAGCGCAGTCCGGTAGCGCGCCTGCTTTGGGAGCAGGATGTCGTTGGTTCGAATCCAGCCGCTCCGACCACTGCCCGCCGGGGGACGCCTGAACAACGGCCCGGTGGGGTGCCCTGGACCGGCCCGACCTTGAGTGTACCAGCCTCTTGGTTCGGGCCGCTCCGACCATAACACCATCGCGGTCTTGCCCGAGAGGCCAGGGACCAGCCTTCCAAGCTGAGGACATCGGTTCGATTCCGATAGGCCGCTCCAGATACGCGCTCTTGGCGGAACCGGCAGACGCGACGGACTCAAACTCCGTTCCCGCAGGGGTCCAGGTTCGAATCCTGGAGAGCGCACCATCTTTCGCCCGTAGCTCAACTGGATAGAGCACGGGGTTCCGAGCCCCGAGGTTGCAGGTTCGACCCCTGCCGGGCGGGCCAGATGGAGGAAAGCATGTCGGGATGGGGCGAGATTCGCGCGGAGACAAGCGAGATCATCTGGTATGGGTCGCCGCCGCGAGATGACAGCGTGGTCTCTCTGCCGGAGGTGCTGACCGATAGCATGGTGGCCGCTGGCGTCGAGGCGCTTCGGAATCACTTGGGCGCCGAGCTGGACCGCTGGTCTGGTGCTGATGACGCCGCGGTCCGTGCAGTCTATCGCGCAATCCTCGACGCGGCCCACGGCGACCCCTGACAGAGCACACTACCACGGCTGCATCCATCCAGGGCGCGGCCTATCGCCTATGGAGGAAGGATGACGGACGGGAACGAGCGGCGGGCGTTGTTCGCGTGACGGCGTATCTGCTGGTTGAGAACCGACATAGAGAACTGGCTTCGCGGCTGTTGATCGCAAAGGCGCTCGCCGAGCGGGGCATAGCGTCGGTGGTGGGCCAACAGCGGTTGTTAGTGAAAGCGCTCAAAGACCTGCCGGCGGGCGTGGTTCTGATGAAGGGCCTCGACCGAGTGCAGACGAACAACGCGGTGTATCTCAGCCGTTACGACCACACTCCGGTTGCGATCCACGAAGAGGCGATGTTCTTAGCCGACCGGGAATTGATCTTGGCCGACGCCAGCGTGGACGGTGAGGCGATGGCCCACGGGATGCTGACGCTGCAGCATCTTCCCTTCAATGCGGTTTACGCCATGCCGGGGCAGACGGAGATGTACCCGCCTGTCATGCAGCCCAGCGTCGTTGAGACAGGCAATCCTCGGGTGGATCTGTTGGGGATGCCGGAAGCGTGGATGGATGAAGCGGAGCAGATCCGAGGCCGGTTCGGAGATTTCGCGCTCATCAACACAAACTGCGCCAGCATCAACACTCGGCACGGGTCGCTGGCGAAGTGGTTGGAGGTTTGCCAACAGGGCGATTGGTTGGCAACGCGCCGCAAGCGCGAGCTGGTGATGGAGTGCATTGAGCGCGACGCGGTTAACATGGCGGCGGTCCGCGATCTTGCCGTCCGGCTGAAGAAAGCGATCATCCGCCCGCACCCGGCGGAAGAGCCGGAATCGTGGGGCTTCCTTACCGGGGGAAAGGTGAGGGTGGTCATAGACACCGCCCCAGTGCCGTGGATGGCAGCGGCGAGCGTCGTTGTCCACACCGGCTGCACGTCGGGGCGAGAGGCGGAAGTCCTTGGCCGCCCGGTCTACGACTTGAAGCCGGGCGAGGACGCAGCGGACGAGATCAACGCGGCCCTGTCCACCGAGAACACATGGACGCACGGGCATTCCGGCGACGCGCACCAGCGCATTGCCGAGCACATGGCGTCCATGCCGGGCATCACGCGGCAACACAAGATCAACCTGTCCGGGATACAGGTAGAGCGAGGCCCCTATGAGCGGGCGAAGATGAGCGCGTCTCACATCGACGTATTGATGCTCTACGCCCGGCTGGGCGGACGGACTGCGGTGAGTGAGATCGGCGACAGCGTGTTCATGGTGGAGGCAGCCTGATGGGCAAGAAACGCAAGGGCGGCGGCAAGCGCTGCCGAGGATGACGGAGGTCGCGTCAGTGGGTAGGCCGTCGAGCTACACGGAAGAGATCGCGGAGGTGATTTGCGAGCGCATCGCAGGCGGCGAGGCTGTCAGGGTCATCTGTGAAGATGAGGACATGCCGTCGGAGCGCGTCGTTTACAATTGGCTCCGGCGGCACGAGGAGTTTGTTCAGCAGTACGCGCGTGCGCGGGCGGCCCAATCCGACCGCATGGCCGAAGAGATCCTGGAGATCGCGGACGACGGGTCGAACGATTGGATGGCGCGCAAATCCGAGAAGGACGGCCCGAACGAGGCTTGGGAAGCCAACGGGGAGCACATCCAGAGATCGAGATTGCGTGTTGATGCGCGCAAATGGCTGATGTCGAAGCTTCAGCCGAAGCGATACGGCGACAAGGTCTCCGCCGAGATCACGGGTAAAGACGGCGCCGCGTTGGTCCCGGTGGTGAACCTGACCATCGGCGCGACGAGGCCCAGCGAAGAGTAGCCGTGTCGACGCTGGCGAGCCGAGCGGGCGCCCCGAAGGCGAACCTAGACCTGCATCTATGGCCCAGGCAGGGCGACGCCTTCATGACGCGGGCGACGGAGGTCCTGTACGGTGGCGCGGCGGGCGGCGGTAAGTCGTACCTTATGCGCGTGGCGGCGGCGATCTGGTGCGCGCAGATCGCGGGGTTGCAGGTCTATCTGTTCCGCCGCATCAGCGATGACTTGGTGAAGAACCATGTCGAGGGGCCGAAGGGTTTTCGGGCGATGCTGGCCCCATGGGCGAACGCCGGGTTCGTCGACATCATTGAAGGTGAGATTCGGTTTTGGAACGGATCGAAGATCTATCTTTGCCACTGTAAGGACGAGAAGGACCGCTTCAAATATCAGGGCGCCGAAATACACGTCTTGATGATTGATGAGCTAACGCACTTCACGGAGGTCATTTACCGGTTCTTGCGGACCCGCGTTCGTGCTGTCGGGTTGGCGCTGCCGGAGGTCTATCGTGGGGCATTCCCCCGCATCCTTTGCGGGTCAAACCCCGGCAATATCGGGCACCACTGGGTCAAAGCGGCGTGGATTGATGGGGCGGCGCCTTTCGACATGCGGTCGATGGCGCAGGATGAAGGCGGCATGCTCCGGCAGTTCATCCCGGCGAAGATGGCGGATAACCCTTCGCTGTCCGAGGACGACCCTGGATATGAGGGGAAATTGTCGGGATCGGGCAGCCCGGCACTGGTGAAGGCGCTGAAGGACGGCGACTGGTCCGTGGTCGAGGGGGCGTTCTTCCCCGAGTTCAGCATGGCGCGGCACGTCATCGAGGCGCGCGCCTTGCCGGAGCATTGGACCCGGTTCCGGGCGATGGACTGGGGGTCGGCCAAGCCGTTCTGTGTTGGTTGGTACGCGGTCTCGGACGGACAGGAGCCCGGTGATGTGCCCGGCACGTTCAGGGCAAGCGATATCCCGAGGGGCGCCTTGGTCAAATACCGGGAGTGGTACGGGGCGCAGAACCACAACAACGTCGGCCTGAAGATGACGGTCGAAGAGGTGGGCAAGGGCATCTCGGACCGGGAAGCCGGTGACGACATCAATTACGGCGTGGCCGATCCGGCGATGTTCACCGCTGATGGCGGGCCGTCGATGATCGAGCGCATGGTGAAAGCCGGATGCAGGTCGTGGCGCCGTGCGGATAACGCGCGGATCGCCCGTGGTGGCGCCATGGGCGGCTGGGACCAATTGCGGGCGCGGCTGAAGGGCAACGAGGACGGGCCGGGGCTGCTGATCTTCAGCAGTTGCCTCGACACCATCCGCACCCTGCCGGCCTTGCAGCACGACCAATCGAAGCCGGAAGACGTGGACACCGAGGCCGAGGACCACGCGGGCGATGAGACGCGCTACGCCTGCATGTCGCGGCCATACGTGACGGTGGGCAAGCCGACGGTCCCCGCCAGAGATATTCGAGACGTGACGATTAACGAGGTTTGGCGCGCTCACGAGCGCAAGGCCGGCAGGCGGAGGTGGTGAGATGGTGGGTACGCTCAATGAGTTCCAGGCGATGGAAAGCGGGCCGTGTTCGTCCGGCAACGTGACCAGCACCGGCACGATCTACAGCGGCGCGGCGCGCATCCGGGGCATCATCGCGCAGTCCAGTTCCGCCTCGGGCTCGGTTGTCTTGAAGGATGGAGGTTCCAGCGGGACGGTCAAGTTTACGTTCCCGCTCGGCGCGGACAATACGGTCGGTCAGTACACCGTCCCCGGTGCGGGGATCGTGTGCGGGACAGACATCCACGCAACGCTGTCGAGTTGCGATAGCTGCACGGTTCTGTACTCCACATGAGTGGAGCCGACGGGCCAGCCATCGAAAGCGCATCCGATCTTGGTAAGGATGACACGGCCATTGTCAGGCTGTGGCTCCGAGAGATTGAGCGCTATGAGAAGGCGGCGAAATCCTTCAGGGAAAGCGGCGAGAAGGTCGTTAAGCGCTACCGTGACGAACGGCCCAGCGAGAACGACCAGACCAGCCGCTACAACATTCTCTGGTCAAACGTCCAGGTTCTGGCCCCCGCGCTGTATGCGAGGCGTCCGAAGCCGGTAGCCGACCTGCGGAACAAGGACAACGCAACGGCGGTCGCCAAGATGGCGGCGATGATGCTGGAGCGCGCCATAGAATTCGCGGTCGACGACGGCCTGTACCATACGGCGGTCGAGCAGGCGGTGCAGGACCGGCTGCTGCCGGGGCGCGGGGTGGTCTGGTGCCGGTACGAGCCGCATGAACGGGAGATCGCCGAGCGGGTCGGCTTGGTCGAGCAAGAGGGCTCCTACCTCGACCCCGAGGGCGACGCCGTCGACAAATACGAGACCGACGACGAAGGCCCTTATGTCGAGCGCATGTCGTCCGAGCTGGTCTACGAAGAGGTTCACCACGACTACGTGTATTGGAAGGATTTCGGCCACACCGTCGCACGGACGTGGAACGAGGTTCGCGCGGTGTGGCGGGTCTGGTTTTACACCAGGGATGAGGTCGCCGAGCGCTTCGGGGCGGATATCGCGGAGAATTTGAAGTACGACGAACTCCCCCGCGACGTGAACGAGGGTGACAAGGACAAGACCGACGTATTCAAGCGCGCGAAGGTCTACGAGATTTGGGACAAGACGACGCGCAAGCAGATCTTCGTCTCGCCGACTTTGAAAGATCGGGCGCTGAAGGTCTCGCCGGACCCGTTGAAACTGCGGCGGTTCTTCCCGTGCCCGCGCCCGATTTTCGCCACAATGACCAATGGCACCATGTTTCCGGTCGCCGACTATCTGCAATACCGGGATCTGGCGGACGAGCTTGACGAGATCATGGAGCGCCGCCGGCTGCTGCTGACTTCGCTTGCGGTTCGAGGCGTCTACGACAAGGAAAACTCGGCGATTGAGCAGCTACTGACGACGGACAGCGAAAACCGGCTGATCCCGGCGGACAGTTGGGCGATGTACGCGCAAAACGGCGGGATGAAGGGCGCCGTCGACTTCTTCCCCATCGACATGGTGATCGCCGTCATCAAGGGGCTGTACGAGGCGGAGGCCAACCTGAAGGCCACGCTGTTCGAGGTCTCCGGCCTATCGGACATCATGCGCGGTGCGACGGACCCCGGCGAGACGGCGACGGCGCAGCAGATCAAGGGCCAGTTCGGCACGCTCCGGCTTCAAAACGCCCAGGGCGAGGTGCAGCGGTTTGCCAAGGATCTGATCGCCATCACCGGGGAGATCATCGCCGAGCATTTTCAGCCGCAGACGATGGAGTTTATGACCGGCTTGAGCCTGCCGAGCGCGCAGGAAAAAGCCGAGGCACAGCAAATGGCGCAGCAAGCGCAGCAGATGCAGCAGCCGTTGCCGCCGGAGATCGAGGACGTTCTGAAAAAGCCGTCCATCGACGAAGTGATGGAGTTCATGCGGAACGACCCGGCGCGGACGTTCGCTATCGATATCGAGACCGACTCCACGCTGGTCCTTGACGAACAACAGGAGCGCCAAGACCGCGTCGAGTTCCTTCAGGCTGCCGGCGGCTTCTTGCAACAGGCGGTGCCGATGGCGATGCAGGTTCCAGAGATGGGCTCGCTGCTGGGCGAAATGCTGCTGTTCGGCATACGGGGCTTCCGGGCGGGGCGTCAGTTGGAGGCGTCGTTCGAGGAGACGGTGGAGAAGTTGGGCAATCGCCAGCAACAGCCGCAGCCGGACCCGAATGCGGCGGAGATGGCGAAGGTTCAAGCCAAGTCCGAGGCGGATATGGCGGATCTGCAGCGCAAGGCGCAGCGGGATCAGGGAGAGTTGGCGATCAAGGAAAAGCAGGTTGAGGGCGATCTGTCGCTGAAGATGGCAACCGCGCTCGGGAACCAGAAAATCCAAACGGCGAAGGTCATGAACCAGGGGCAGGTGGTTTGATGCGAGGGCGATTCATTTGGGACACGGACGCGAGGGATTGGATTCCGCGAGAGGAGTATTTCGCAAAGCACCCGCCTGTCGGGGCCGGGCTCCAGATCATTCGTGACATCGAGCCGTTCCGGTCCGTCGCCACGCCGGACATGCCGGTTATTGGGGGTCGCCGGCAGCTTCGCGACTACTGCCGGGCGCACGACTTGGTGGCGCGGGGCAACGATCCTTTGCCAGAGCGCAAGGCCAGTCACCCCCCGGTTCGTGACGATCTTCGAACAGCCCTTCGGCAACATGGACTTTGAGCATGCCAGACAGCATTCGAGAGATTTTGAGTGAGGAACTGTCCCGAGAGCCCGATGAGGGCGCCACGACGGACGAGCCCGCGCCCGAGAGCGAAGCGCCCGAGCCGGCAGCCGACGCACCGGACCGCGCCCGAGACGAGCACGGCAGATTCGCCGCGAAGCCCTCGGAAGATGAACAAGAGCCCGCAGCCGTAGAGGCCGAAGCGCCTCCGGCTGTAGAGGCCCCCACAGAATTCCCCGGCCAAGAGACCGGCGGCGAGGTCATTGAGGCCCCGCAGTCGTGGTCGGCCGCTGACAAGGAGGTGTTCAAGACGCTCCCACCTGAAGCGCGAAAGGTGATCGCGCACCGGGAGAGCGAACGGGACGCGCTCTTGCAGCAGGTGTCTCAGGCCGCGAGGCAGTATCAAACCCGTGTCCAGTCTATCGATCAAGCCTTGGCGCCGTACATGCCGAGACTGCGGATGGTGGGCGTGAACGAAGGCAACCTTGGCCAGATGATCGGCCAGTGGGCAGCCATCGCGAACGCGCTCGACACCCAGCCGGAAGACGCGATCAAGTACTTGGCGAAGCAGTCCGGGGTCGACCTTTCCAAACTTCATGGAGAGCAGTCGCAGGAAGTGGAAGACCCTCTTGTCGTCATGATGAACCAGAAGCTTCAGGAGGTCTTGGACCCGATCCAGAAGCAACTGGGGTCCATCACCGGCAATATGACCACCCAGCAGCAGGCTGTGGAGATCCAGCGGCATCAAGAGACCGTGTCGGAGATTCAACGGTTCGCCGAAGAGCGGGATGCACAGGGCAACCTTGCGCACCCTCATTTCGACACCGTGTTCGACGACATGAAGCCCTTGGTGGCGATGCTCCGGCAGCAGCAGCCGCAGGCGTCCAACGCGGAACTGTTGTCCGCCGCGTACGACCGTGCGGCGTGGGCCAATTCCGAAACCCGTTCGCGCATGTTGTCCGAGCAGCGCAAGGCCGAAGAGGCCAAGCGCAAGCAGGCAGCGGAAGCGGCGGCGGCGGAGGCTCGACGCAAGGGTGTCACGGTGGCTGGTTCGATGGGCGCCGATACTGGCGACGGGCCTGTGGGCTCGGTCGGCGAGGAAATTCGCCGGGCCTGGAGGGGCTGATTCCTGCCGCTCTCCTCTGCCATAGAGGAGCTAAAACGTGGCAAATCCCAATCTTGGCGACATCGTCGCCACGACGCTTCGGCGTCGGAGCGGGAAGTTGGCGGATAACTTTTCCAACAGCACCGCTCTGATGTTCCGCCTCAAGCAGGGGGGCAAGATCAAGACCTTCTCCGGCGGCCGGAACATCACCGAGGAAATCGCGTACGCCGAGAACAGCACTTACAAGCGCTATTCCGGCTATGAGACCCTCAACATCTCGCCGACCGCTCAGTTCGACGCGGCGGAGTACGAGATCAAGCAGGCGGCTGTCGCGATCACGATGTCTGGGCTGGAACAGCTTCAGAACGCGGGCGACGAGGCGGTCATCGACCTTCTCGAATCCCGTATCGAGAACGCGGAGCAGACGCTTCTGCAGAACCTCGCCTCCGACCAGTACTCGAACGGCACCGCCGATGGCGGCAAGCAGGTCGGCGGGCTTCAACTCGGCGTGGCCGATACCGGCCTCGGCACTGTCGGCGGCATCGATTCTTCCACCTACTCGTGGTGGCAGAACCAGGTGTACGACTTCAGTTCGAACTCGGTGACGGCGGGTCCGACCACGATCCAGTCGGCGATGAACCAACTGTTCCTGCAATGCTCGCGGAACACGGATCGCCCCGACCTGATCCCGGCGGACAACACGTACTTCCGCTACTACTGGGAATCGCTGCAGGCACAGCAGCGCTTCAGCAACTCGAAGATGGCGGAAGCCGGTTTCGAGAACCTGAAGTTCATGGGCGCCGATGTCTTCTTCGACGGCGGACAGGGCGGCTATGCGCCGTCCTCGCACATGTATTTCCTCAACACGAAGTACATGAAATGGCGGCCGCATTCGGCGCGGAACATGGTTCCGCTCGATCCCGACCGCTTCGCCGTGAACCAGGACGCGATGGTCAAGCTGATCGCGTTCGCGGGAAACATGTCCTACAGCAACCGCGCCCTTCAGGGCGTCATCGTCGCCTAAGGAGGGCAAGGCCATGACCAATACGTGGTATGCCGTCGACGGCACCATGGGGTGGAACCCGGTACTGGCTTCCACCGAGACCCCCGAATGGGAGCCGGGCCGGACGGTCCGGGCTCAGGACGGTTCGCTTTGGATGTATGTCCTGGACTCCGGTTCGGGCATCATCAAGAACCGGGCTGTCGCCATCGACACGTCGTTCAACGCCCAGCACCTGACCACGGCGCTGGCGCAGGACGGCGAGCGCGTCGGGTTCGCGTGTCGGGACAGCGATTTCGACGCGGGCGATACCGTCATCACCGCCAGCTACTACGGCTGGGTTTTGGTCGAGGGCGGTGGGTCCAGCGTGCAGATCCAGGTGGCCGCGTCCTGCGCACAGGACTCGACGCTCTACACGTCGGGCACTGCGGGCGTCCTCGACGATGCCCCGACGAGCTTCGAGCAGATCCACGGCGTGGCGGCGAACGCGACCGGCACGGCGACGATCTCCGACGTTCTGGCGCAGATCACCTACCCGCATGCCGACTCCTTCTAAGGTTGCTCGGCTGCAGATCACGCACACGATGCGGGCAACGACGGGCGAAATTCTTCGGAACATTCGTTCCAGCGTTGCCCGCGACCTTCCGATGTTCGCCGATATGCCCGCTCGACCTGGGGTGGCTACGCTTTGCGGGGCCGCGCCGAGTTTGGCGGATCATATCGGCAGCATCGAAGGAACGGTTTTCGCGGTCAATGGCGCCGACCGCGTTCTGATCGATCATGGCGTGGTCCCGGATTTCTGCGCCGTGTTCGAGATGCGCCCCGATGTGGCCGAAGAACTTAGCCCGCATCCAGGGGTCACGTATCTTCTGGCGTCGTGCTGTCACCCAAACACGTTTGACCGGCTGGCCGGGTTCGACGTGGTGGTTTGGCACCCGCTCATGGGGATCGGCGAAGGACCGTTGGTCAAGTCCATGGGACTTCATGGCGTGTTCGTGCCCGGCGGGCGAACCGTCGGCATGAGGCTGCCGTACCTGGCCTATGGGTATGGCCACCGCGACCTCCGCATCGTCGCCATGGACAGTTCGTTCACGGGGAGTAGCCACGCGCACAAGGACCGCGTGAAGCGCCTTATCTCCGTCAGGGCGACGGAAGACGGCGAGGATTATGCGACGACCCCAGGGCTTGCCGGGCAGGCCGAATCCTGGCCCCGCGTGGCGTCGTCTCTCATGAATTCCGGCTGCCGGGTGGCAGTCATCGGCGACGGCCTGTTGCCGGCAGTGCATCGGAAACATTTTGGAGCCTAGAGAATGGAAAACGTGGCCTACGTGCGGTCCTTCAACGCATCAGAGGGCGGTCGGACGTTTCAGAGCGTCGGACACGAGAAGGGCGGGGCGTTCCCGAAGTTCGACACCATGGCGGTGCGGGTCGAGGTGGACGGCGTCATCAAGTGGGTCGACCGCGAGGTGGTGCAGATCTTCATCCCCGGCGATGCGAAGGCCGTCCCGGTACAGAAGGTCACGGACGAGCACCGTGACCGCTGGCCGCAGCATTACCAGGCGTTCAAGTCGAACCAAGAGCCTTCGGTCGACGGAACCCCGCTCGAAATGTGGGGCGGTCTGAGCAAGGCGCAGGTGGCGAATCTGAAGGCGGCCAATATCCGCACGGTCGAGGACATCGCCGGTCTGACCGACGGCCAGTTGGACGCGGTGGGACGGGGCGCGCGTGAACTCCGGATCGCGGCGCAGTCGTACGTGAAGCTCCAGGAAGATCGCGACGCGGCGGAATTCTACGCTCGCGAGGCCGACCGTGAGCGCGCCGAGAAGGATCTGACCAAGGCGCAGCTTTCCGAGGCCCTGGAGCGCTTGGAGGCGTTGGAAGCGAAGATGGCGGCTGGTGACGCCGCACCACCCAGGCGCGGCCCCGGCCGCCCGAAAAAGGAGACCGACCAATGAATCCGAACAAGCTTCTTGCCGCCGGTATCCCGGTCGGCTCCGCAAAGGCGATTGCGGGCGATATCGGCACCGGCTTGACCGCTGCCGGCTCCACCGCTGCGGATGCGTACGCCATCGCCCACGATGTCAACGTGTTCGGCACGGTGGCGTCCTCGACGGGCGCGATCCTTCCGGCGAACGTCCCGGCGGGAACGGCGGTCATCATCCAGAACGGCGGCGCGAACGCGCTGACGGTGTACCCGCATGATGGGGGGACGGTGAACGGTGGCGCTTCGGAGTCGCTGGACACGACCACGGCTTCGGAGTTCCGTCGGGTGTCCAGTTCCGCATGGATCGCCATCCTGGGGGCCTGATGCCAGTAGGCGGTTTGATCCGAAGGGAGCGGGGAAGTCGATGACCCTCCTCACAATCGTCCAGGACGCAATGGGCGTTATCGGCGCGGTGATGAACGCACCGACGGCCATCACGTCCGTTGTCTCGAACCCGGACCCGACTATTGCGCAGGCGCTCGCCATCGCGCAGACCTCGGGTCGGGAAGTGGCGAAAATGAGGCCGTGGACAAAGCTCCAAGTCGAGCACACGTTCACGCTTTCGGATGGAGTGGCGAACTATGCCATGCCATCGGACTTTGACCGCTTCATCGACGAAACGTGGTGGGACCGGAACAACTACTGGCCCCTGCAAGGCCCGTACACGCCGCAGGAATGGCAGGTTCGAAAGTCGGGCATCATTTCCGACGGTCCGAGAAAGCGATTCCGGCTGAAGGGCAGCGGTTCCACGCCGTTGTTTATCGACCCGACGCCGGGGGCTGGCGATGACGGAAGCACTCTCGTGTTCGAGTACATCTCGGACCAGTGGTGCGCATCCAGCGATGGAACCGGGCAGGCTCGGTGGGCCGCCGATACGGATGTCGGGCTCGTCCCCGAGAACCTGATCCAATACGACCTGCAATGGCGGTTCCTGATGGCCAAGGGGTTCGCCTTCCAAGGCTACAAAGACCTGTTCGACAAAGCGTTCAGCCGTGAGGGCGGGCGTGATGGAGGGGGGCGCGTGCTCAATATGGCGCGTTCTCGATCAGGCCGGTTTCTTCTCGGCGCCGGCAACGTACCAGACACGGGATTCGGACAATGAACCAGCGATATTCGGAAATGGCCGGGGCTCTCGGCTCGCCTTCCCCTGTGGCCGGGGAATTCCCCGCCTACGGCCCGAACTCTCAGGCCCCTGCGGGATCTGGCGGCACTGGGCTGAACGATATGACGACCGGCCAATTCCTGAACATGCTGTACGCGCAGCAGCTCGCGCGCGATCCCGGCAACATCGGCACCGACCCGGTGCACAACATGCTCGGCGGGCAGCACGGGTTCACGCAACGCAAGGCGCCCTATGCTCTCGCGGAGAAACAGCATGGCGTGAATCTGGGCGGCCCCCTGAACATGGACGACGTTGCCAAGGTCCAAAGGCTGATCGGGGGCGGGAACAATCTCGCCGGCCAAGGGCGGGAGTAAGTCCATGATGGGGGCGACGGCCCGCGTCTACACCATCCCCGCCCCTGTCAAGGGGTGGAACGCGCGGGACCAAGTTGACCAGTTGGAAGAAACCGAGGCGGCTGTACTCGACAATTTCGTCCCGCAGCGAAACCGAGTTGAAGTGCGCGGCGGGGTGCAAGTGTTCTCGCGTGTCGGCGGGGGCGACCCTGTCGGAGCCGGGTTTGAGTTCAGCAGCGGCGGCACACGCAAGATGATCGTTGCCGCAGGGGCTCAGATCGGCACGGTTACGGACGGGGGCGTCTATACGGCGCTGTCATCGAGCTTCACCAGTTCCGACTGGTCGGGCTTGATGATGGGGGCGAACCTGTTGCTCTTCAACGGCGCGGACACGCCGCAGAAGTATGACGGGACCACCCTGTCGAACAACACGCTGACGGGGTCGGGGCTGACGGCAACGAATATCGTGGCGGCGATCCATCACCGGACCCGTCTGTACGCTTGGGAGAGCGCGCAGCCATGGTTCTGGTATGGCGGCACCAGTGCGATCTCGGGTGTGCTGAACAAGTTCGATCTGACCTATATCGGCAGACAGGGCGGCAACGTCGTCTGGATCGAGAGCTTGACCGTCGATGCCGGTGATGGCGTCAACGACCTGATCGTTATCGCGATGTCGAGCGGGGATTACATCGTCTACGCGGGGTCGAACCCCGGTGATTCCTCGAACTGGTCTCTTGTCGGCGTTTACCCTTTGGCGCCGCCGGTCAACCGCAGGGCGGTCACGAAGCTTGCCGGCGATATTATCGCGCTCACCATCGATGGCGCGGTCTCGCTGAACCAGACGCTTCCTGTTGGTCGGACACAGCAATCTCGGGCGCTATCGGACCGGATCAGCGGGGCATTTCTGTCGGCCGTTCAGAGTTACGGGGCCAATGACGGCTGGAAAGTCATGCACTACCCGCGCGGATCGCTGTTGATCTTCGTTATCCCAAGGGTGTTTCCGTCGTCCGGCGACGTGACGACTGATCTCTACGTGATGAACACGGACACGCAGGCATGGACGCGGTTCACCAATCTGAAGGTTCGGGCGCTGTGGCTCTACAAGGACCGGTTGTACTTCGGCGGCCCTGTCGATGGTGCGGCCTGGAACGAAGCGATTTGGAATGAGTCGCCGTGGTCAAAGGGCTTGGTCCTCCGCTACGACGAAACGTCGCCGGCCGATATCGAGCTTGACCAATACGGGGCCACGCTGGCGTCCACGATCCAAGTGGATGCGCGGCCGGGTTATTCGCAGATGTCCCGCAGCCGGGTGCAACAGAAGCGGTGGACGATGGCCCGGCCGATCATGGAGACCGACGCGGACCTTGCAATCAATGTTGCCCTGGCGGTTGATTATGACGATGCGGAGCCGCTGTCTCAGATCGTTGCCGGTTCGAGCGGCACGGATGCTTCGTGGGGCGAGGCGGTTTGGAACGTGACGCCGTGGGCGGGCGGGCTGACGACATACCGGAACTGGATCTCGGTGGCAGGGGTTGGCTACTCGGCGGCGCTGAACGTGCGTGCGGTGGTGAAGAACCAGACGCTGGTCTGGCGGAGTACTGATTTCGCGTATGAGCCGGGTGGGGGGGTGCTGTGAACCAACTCATATACGGCCAAGATCGGGCGCTCGCGGACTGGGTCCAGAAATCCCTACCGCCTGAAATCGTCCCCGGCGGCTTCGGCACTTGTCAGGCCATCGGCGTGGCCAGAGGGGGCCGACCAATCGCGGCGGTTATCTACAACAATTTCACGGGGCAGAGCGTCGAGATGTCGATCTTCTCGACCTCGCCGCACTGGGCCACGAAGAACACGCTGTTCCACTTTTTCGCCTACCCGTTCATCACCCTCGGATGCGCGCGGGTAACTGCGGTCAACCGCAAGCGGGACAAGACGGCACGTCGGATGTGTGAACGCCTTGGGTTCACCCTCGAAGGCGTGATGAAGCACGCATATCCGAAGGATGATGCCTGCATCTACGGAATGTTGAGACGAGACTGTCGCTGGATTGGAGAAGCCAATGGGCAAGGGCACCAAAGCGCCGCCGCCGCCTGATCCGGGGCAGACTGCGGAGGCGCAGGCGGAAGCGAACCGGGTTTCCGTCGTCTCTCCCTATGGGAACCAGATGTACGGCAACTTCGTCGAGAACAATCGCCCGCAGGACATGGTGGAGAGCGATTGGAACGCGCTGCCGTTCGACCAGCGTTATCGGTTCGAGGTCGATCCGAACCACGCCGTAACGCAGGTCCAGGAGACCCAAGGCCAGCGGGATTTCCGTGAGGGCAGCGAAGGCGTCGCAATCGACTTGATGCGCCGGGGCGGCGACCAACTCAGCAACCTGCCGACCGATCCGGGCATCAGCCTGCCGAGCCTGAACGGGGGGCAGGACATCAAGGCCGGCGATCTGCGGTACGGCGTCGATGCGTCCGGCATGGGCGACTACTCGCGCGGGGTAGGCTTTACCGACCCCGTCGGCGAGTACCAGCGGCGGGTAGACACGCGAGGGCTGCAGCAACTTCCGGGGGTCAATGACCTCGGCGGGGAGGCGCAACGGGCCAGCGATGCGGTGTTCGGCGGGAGCATGATGTACCTCCGCCCGGAGATGGACCTGCAGCGGGCGCGTATCGAGCAGCGTCTGGCGGATCAGGGTATCCCGGTCGGCTCGGAAGCCTACACGGCGGAGATGGACCGGCTGGGGCGGCAACAGGACCAGCAGACGACGGCGCTTGCCCTGGGGTCTGTCGGCGCGGGGGGCGCGGAGCAGAGCCGCCTAACGGACATGGCCTTGGCCCTGCGGGGGCAGGGATATGGCGAGCGGGTCACGGATGCGAACCTCACCAACCAAGCCCGCGCTGCCCGAGCGGGCGAGGAATTCCAGAACGTCGCGACAAGCAATGACGTTCGGTCGTCCTTGTTCGGCGAGGGCGTGACAAACGCAAACCTGAACAACGCGGCGGTGGCGCAGGATTTCAACCAGGAAATGGCCAAGGCGCAACTGGAGAACCAGGTCGCACAGATGAACTTGGGCAATCAGGTCCAAGACCGGAACATGAGGTTCAACGAACTGGCCGCGCTTCTTGGGGGGCCGCAGATCGGCTCTCCGACGATGATGCAGCCCACGCCCATCGACGTGGTGAGCCCGACCATGGCGGCGTACAATGCGCAGGTCTCGAACGCTCAGAACGCGCAGGCCGGGCAGAACGCGGGGCTTGGCGCGGTGGCGTCCATCGGCGGGTCTTTGATCATGTGCTTCGCGCCGGGGACCATGATCGACACCCCGGATGAGCCGGTGGCTATCGAGAACCTTCGGCCCGGTGACGCGGTCAAGGGCGGGGCCGTCCGTGCTGTGATCGAGGCCGCTGCTGCGGGTCAACCAATGATGCGGTATCGCGGCGTCCACGTCGCCCCGAACCATGCCGTGATGCACGATGGGCGCTGGACGCTTGTCGAGGATACGGACGAAGCGGTCGAGGCAGAGGGCGTCGATACGGTCTACACGCTGTTGACGACCTCGGGACGGATCTGGATCGACGGTCTCGAATTCGAGGACCAGGAGCCGTTGGCAACGATGGTGCCCGCAGCGTATGAGGCGGTCCGCGCCGCTTCTCTCGAAGTCATGAACGCAGCGTGAGGTAGTCATGCCGCAGATGTATGGAAAATCTCTTGGCATGAACGTCGTCCCGGCGGCTCAGGTCCCGGACTATTCGTCGCTGGCCCGGGCGATGATGGGATCGGGGCTGAGTTCGGCGCCGGTCCGCCATCCGCTCGAAGCGCTAGCACGTCCGATCCAGGCGTGGGCCGGGCAACAGTTGATGCAGGACCAGCAGCAGCAACAGGCGATGCAGACCCAACAGCGGGCCGAAGCGTTGGCTCTCGCCATGAATGCCGGGGACACGGGAGTGAAGGCATGGAGCGACCCGGATTCCGGGAAGCCCCTGATCCCGGAAATCCCGCCGGGGACGGCCGCGTTTGAGTATACCGCAGCACAGTCCCCGCATGGCGCGCCGTTCGCTTTGGACTCGATGATGGCGAGTTTCAAGGAGAAGATGGCGTCGGACAAACAGTTCCAGCAACTGCTGCGGGAGCGCCGCGACCGCGAGGCGACGGCCAAGAGCCTGTTCGGCGACAACCCGGACATGATGAAAAAGGCCATGGCCGTGGTCGGAATGCCGGATGCGTTTGGAAAGTTGGTGGAAACCAGCGTTGTGCCGGGCGATCCGAAGGCGCCGTCTCGCCGGCCGCTATCTTTGGCGGATGGCCGCATCCAGGATCAAGAATTCGTCGGGGGCGAGTGGCAGAATGTCGGAGAGCCGTACGACCGCCGCGACCCGGTGGTGATGCAGCAGCTTTGGGACCCGGAATCCCGGACCATGCAGACCGTGGCTGTCCCCCGCGCGAGTTTGGGGCGGGGGGGCGACGAATCAGGTGGCGTGGAGCAGGCGTCTGTCGGCGGGCCTGGGCGGGTGGTCGGCACGAGCAAGCCGGTCCCGTTCACGGAGTCGCAGACGCGAGCGGGCGGCTTCGCGCTTCGCATGCGCAAGGCCGAGGACGACCTGAAGGCGTTGACGGCTCCCGTGGACGGGGAGCCCTTTGATCCCGCCAGCGCCGTAGAGCACGGCAGAGCGGCGCTGCCGTTCGTTGGGAATTATACGGCGTCAACTGAATTCCAACAGTATCGGCAAGCGGCGAGAGAGTGGATTTCCGCGATCCTGCGGAAAGACTCCGGTGCTGCTGTCCCCGAGGTTGAGTTCGACCGGTACTATCAGACCTATTTCCCGCAGCCGGGGGATTCTCCCGCAGTCATCGAGCAGAAGGCGCGGTCAAGAGAGGCGATGGTCGATGTCTTCCGGGCGGAGTCTCAGGGGGCCTATGAATCGATGTCGGGCCAGCGCCCCGAGGGCGGGGCGACGGCTCAGGCGGGCGGCCCGACCATGGCGCCGCCGCAGCCGGACATTCGTGGGGCTTCCGTGGGGGCTCCGCAGATCGTTGACAGCGCCCCCAAGGCCGGGGCGGTCAGCGACGCGCTGCTGGATCATCTCCGCATGGTGGAGAGCGGGGGCGACCCGAACGCGGTCAGCGACGCGGGCGCCAAGGGGCCATATCAGGGGATGCCGAGCACGGCGCGCGATCCTGGGTACGGCGTCAAGCCCATCGATCCAGAGAAGTTGCTGAACGAGGAAGACGCCCGGAACCACGCGCGCGACTACCTCACTGCGATGCACAAGGAGTTCGGGGATCTCGAAGCGGCGTTGGTCGCCTACAACTGGGGTCCGGGGAACGCGCAGAAGTGGATTGCCGAGGGGCGCGATCCGAACGCGCTGCCTGCGGAGACGAAAGCGTATCTGGAGAAGTTCTCGCAGTTCTTGCCGCAGGCGCCAGAGGCGGGTGCGTCGCAGGACTTCAAGAGCATGAGCGATGAAGAGTTGATGGAGAGCGCCCGTGAGGCGATGAAATCGCTCTTCAATGGGCGGTACTAGGTCTCTTTAAGTGCGCACCGCCTAAGACTGATAAGGCCCCGGCGACGCATTTCATTGATCAGGCCCACAAAATTAGCTGAAAGCGGCGGGCGGATCTCTCGGACCGTTATCCGGCGCCCGTCGTCCCACTTCGGGGTCGGGATCAGCAACAGGCAGTGACTGTAGTTTAACGGGACTGGGTTCGGCACCGACCCGTCATGAGGTAGCCGGTAGCCTTGGGCTATCGCGGGGGCGGCGATCAGCAGCGCCGCTATGACGATCAGAGTGCGCATACCATCAACATAGGGCTCAGGCGTCCTGATATCTAGAGGTCAATCAGCGGCGGCGCTGTCCTGGGCGATCACGCGAGCCGCCATACGGCGCAAAGCCTCTCCACGAGACGGCAGGTCCGGTTGGCGGCGGCGCCACTCATCAATCGCGGTCAATTCCTCCTCTGTCGTAAGGAAAATGACGCGCTTGTCCTTTTTCGTGCTCGGCATTTTGGGAAGATAGGGCCTGTGCCTCCTGTGCGCAATGCGCATTGACATGGTCATGTTGATCATATTCAATATGGGCATGATCAACATATGGAGGCCATGATGTCCGGCAACCTCGATCTGATCCCGTACTGGACCCGTCGATACGAAAGCCTGGTGCGGTTGGAACTCGACCTTGACGAAGAGGTCGCGGCGCTCCGGTCGGCAGGCGTCGACCCGGCGGGCGAAGTGGAAATGCTGGCGGATCGCAGGGCGGCGCTGGAGGCGGAGACGGCGGCGCTCTTGGAGCGGATCGCCGGGACGCCTGCGACATCATTCGCGGGCTTGGAAGCGAAGTTGCGGCTCTCTCTGGCGGATGACGCCATCGATGAACTCGTGGAGCGGGGCGCGATCGTCGACATGATGCCGGTTCACGTTCTCCGCGACTTGGAGAAGTTGAGCGCGGGAGCGGCCCGATGATCCGGCGCTTCGTTGCCCGCCTGTTCGGGCTGATGGTTCCTCCGGCTCCGTTGCCGGGAACCTTTCTCGTAGACCGCGACGGCCACTGCTGGCGGGTCTGACCAATGACATCCCTCGCGGCCACGAGGATAGAGCGCGAAGGCGAACATCAGGGCTCCATCGGCCCCGGTGATGCGACTTCGCATCCCCTGTAATCGCGCCGGGCGTGGCTGACCGGGCGCCGATGGAGACTATCTGAAATGAACGATATGATTGTCACTGACCGGCTGCAACTCGTTGAACTGCACGGCGAGCCGACCGTGCGCGATGCGGACCTCGGCGTCCGTCTGGGCATGAAGCGCCCGACCAATATTCGCGGCGTGATCGAGCGGAATCGCAAGGAGATCGAGGGCTACGGATTGGTGCACGCGGTGAGTGCACCATACGAAAGCGGCAAGGGGCGGGTTGAGACCGTCACCGAATACCACCTGACCGAAGAGCAGGCTCTGTGCGTCTGCCAACTCAGCCGGGCGCCGAAGGCCAAGGATGTTCGCCGGGCGCTGATCGAGGTTTTCACGGCGTGGCGTCGCGGTCATCTGGTGCCGGAGGTCTCCAACCAGAGCATCGGCGGCGTGGTCAAGGGCATCCTGAACAAGCAGCTTCCCGCCGCGCTCACCGAGGCGCTTGAAGTGGCGCTCCCGGCGATGATCGAGGAACGTCTGGCCCGAGACCCGCGCATCGGCGCCGTGACGCACATTCCGGCGCTGCAGGTGGCGGTTGACCGTCAAGTCCCGCAGAAGGGTCGGCACCGTATCGTCCGCATGATCTCGAACGATCTGACGCGGTTCTGTGAGCGTCGGGGCGAGTACGAGGTCCATCGTGACGTGCGCGGCGTGAAGCTGTTCGACCGCGCGGCGGTCCGGCACTGGGTCCTGGAAGGTGGCTGGGATCGCATCGCCAAGGCACTCGTGGAAGCGCACGGCGGGCAGACGAACATCTTCATGATCGACGGCGGGAAACGAAAACCGGACCAGCCGTCGGCCTAACGAGCAAAAGCACGATTGGGCGTCGCGAGACGCCCTTCATCGTTCTGAGAGGACACCGCATGAGCGACCAAGTGGAAATGCTCCGCGAGGCGAACCGCCGGGGGCTACTCCCGCCGGACATGCGGGCGATGTTCGAAGAGGCGGAACGACGTGGCCTTTTCGGAAAACAGTCCCCGACGCTCGCCACGGAAGCAACCGCAGTCGCGTCCAAGGCCAACGCCGGGATCGCAAAGGGCTTTGGAGCCCCGGTCGATCTCGCCACCATGGGGATTAACGCTGTCGGGTCTCTCGTGGGCATGGACCCGATTACAGACCCGGTCGGCGGCTCGAAAAGCATCCAGCGTGGCCTGAGCGCATTGGGGGTCAACGAGTACGAACCGCAGACAACGGCGGGCCGGGTCGCGGGTGGCTTGGCCGAAGGCGCCGGAATGACAGTGCTCCCCTACGGGGTGGCGGGAGCGGCGCTGAAGGCGGGGAAGCCCGCCGGGCCTTTGATTACCGAGATGATGGCGCGCCCTGGCACGCAGTTGGCTGCACAGACGGCCGCTGGCGGCGGCACCGCCGTGGCTCGGGAGTTCACCGACAACGAATGGGTGCAGTTGGGCGCGGGTCTGGCAGCGGGGATCACGACAGGCGCCATCCCGTCTCTTTCTGCTGGCGGCTGGCGCGCCGGGAAGGGTGCCGCAACGGGAGTCTTGGAGCCTCTGACCGAGCGTGGCCAACGGCGCATCGTCGGTAATGTCCTGCGGGATCGCGCGACCGACGTTGATGACGCGGGCATGGCCCTTGAGAAATTGGCGCCCCGCGTTGAAGGCGCGAACCCGACCGCCGGGCAGGCCGATGCTGGATTGGCAAGCCTTGAGCGTGGCGTGAGGGCCAAGCACCCCGCGCCGTTCGCGGCGAGAGACGCGGCCAGCGCACAGGCCCGTCGTGCCGCGCTTGACTTCGAGGGCAGCCAAACCGGACAGAACGTCGCGGACCAGATCGCCAAGCGGCTCCGCGAGTTCACGGGGGCGACGGATGACATTGTGAACCGCGCGATGGAGCGGGCAACCGCCCGGCTTTCCGATCTCGGTGAAGGTCTGAGGCCGGAGGCGGCGGGGCGCATCCTGCGAGAAGAGTTCGAGGCGGCTAAAAAGGCGGCGGGACAAGGCGTATCGCGGCTTTACCGTGGTGTGGACCCAGAGGACGCCTCTCGGTTCGCCACGCGCCCGTTGCACGCCGAGATCGCCGACGACGTGAATCAGATATTCGGTCGTTCGACCAATGGCGTCCCGCCGGAACTGAAGAAAGTGGTTGACCGGCTCGGCAGCGCCGACGAAGTCGCGTTTGCGGACCTGGACGCCATTGCAAAAGACTTCGGAACCATACAAGGGACAGCCGCCCGCGCGGGCGATAACACATTGGCCTCTACTGCCAAGCGCGCTCGGGAAGCCGTGATCGCCCACATCGAGCGCAATGCGTCTAGCGGCTTCGCCCCGGAATCAGCGGCCCGCTACGCCGCCGCCCGCGAGGCTCGCCGGGATATGGGGAGCCGGTTCGAACAGGGCGCATCCAAGGCGGTCGGTCAGAAGCGCGCTTACGGCGAGCCCGCCGTCGGCGACGCCGAGGTTGTGGGGCAGTATTTCAACGCGACCAAAGGCGCCCCCGACGACGTAGCGAAGTTGGTTGAAGCCCTTGGAGACAACAAGGCCGCGATGCAGGCGGTCGAGGACTTCGCCGTCAACGACCTCCGCAAAGCCGTTCTCAAGCCGGACGGGATGATCGATCAGAAGAAATGGCAGGCATGGATCAACCGGCATCATGCCGCCCTTCGTCCGTTCCCCGGCCTCTTGGAGAGGATGCGCGGCGCGGGCGACGCGGCGGGGTTTGCCGAGCGGCTGGCAACCAAGCAGCAGAATGCGCTGCAGGACTTCCAAAAGTCGGCGGCGGCGCTCTTCTTGAAACAAGACCCGGACACGGCTGTGGACCGGGCGCTTGCGATAGCCAAAACCAATCCAGGCGAGCTGACACGGCTCTTGGGCGCGGTGAAGAAAGACCCGGATGCGATGGCGGGGCTGCAACGGACCGTGGCGCAACGCCTGTTGCAACAGGCGGAAAGCCATGCCGCATCGGATGCGGCGGGCGAGGCCGTGGTCTCCGTCCACAGCTTCCGCAGGATGCTTTCGGCAAATCGTGTCGCCCTTGGCCGCATATTCACCCCGGAGCAATTGCGCGCGGTTGAGGCTGTCGCGGACGATATGTTCCGGGCCAACTATGTGCAAACGGCGGGACGAAGCGCGGGTTCGAACACGCCGCAGGACATGTCGACAGGCGGGCTCATCGCGCGCGTGACCGGCGGGCTGGTCGACCAGAACAACACGATGGCGCGGACGTTCACAACGCCGGTTGCCGGAGTATACAAGCTAGCGGGCGCGGATCACCGTATCGATGAAATCTTGGTCGAGGCGCTACTGGACCCGAGGCTTGCGCGAGACTTGATGCGCGAAGCGACCCCAAAAAACATTGAGAGCATCGTGGAACGGCTGATGAGCCGCCTTAAGACTACGACGGCCACAACGACAGCAATAGGTTTGCCAGCCCCCACAGAGTAAGCCCGGCGCAGATCGTCCAGATCACGATCTCAATCAACATCTGTCCATGTGGCATAGACGGAATGTAGGCCCGCGCCCGCCTGTTCGCTAGAGGCGCACATCTCGAAAACCAACATCATAGGAGACCGGGCCATGCCTTGGAGCGGGAGCGGTGTATTTTCGCGTCAAGTCGGCGCCGTTGCCAGCGGCACGACAGCGTGGGCGGCCGTGGACGCGGCGGGCCGAAAGGTCCGAACCGACGACCACGACGACCACGACCAGGATCTGGCAACCGGGATCAATAACTGCCTGACCAAAGACGGGCAGAACGCCGCGACGGCGGCGCTCCCCATGGGGGGATTCGTCCATACGGGAGTTGGTGATGCGACCGCGCGCACGAACTACCCGGCGGTTGGGCAGATCCAGGATGGCGGTCTCATCTACGCAGCGGACTCTGGCACGGCGGACGCCCTGGTGGCGGCGCTGTCTCCGGCGATCACGGCCTACGCCACGGGCCAGGTCTTTCTCGTCAAGAAAAGCGGCAACGCGAACACGGGCGCTTGCACCATCGCGCTCAACGGCATTTCCGGGGCAAAGAACATCAAGCTTCTGGACGGGACGGACCCGAAGGCGGGCGACCTCCCGGCCAGTTCAATGCTGGCGTTCACCTATGACGGCACGAACGTCGTTTTTCTTGGGACGCCCTCCGCTTCGGCGAGGAACCCTCTTGGGACTCAAACGATTTGGGTGCCGGCGGGCTCCATGATCGCGCGCACGACGAACGGGGCCGCCCTCGCGACGGCGGAACTGTCGTCTAACGACGTGATGGTGCGGACGTACAACTTCGACCCGACGACGGACGAAGGCGTGCAAATGCCCCTGTATCTGCCCAAAGGGTATGACGGTGGCACCATCCAAGTAATCTTTCTCTGGGAGCACCCGTCGACAACGACAAACTTCGCTGTCGTCTGGGGCGCCCGTGCTGTCGCGGTGTCAAATGACGACGCGCTCGATGCTTCCTTCGGTTCGGCCGTCGCTGTCACGGACACCGGCGGCACCACGGAAGATTTCTACATCACCTCGGCCACGTCGGCGATCACCATTGCCGGGAGCCCGGCGCTGGGCGACCTCATCGTGCTCGAACTCTATCGAGACGCGGATAACGGCAGCGACACACTCGCCGTCGACGCCAAGCTGATCGGCGCTGTGGTGCTGTTCACCATTGACGCAGCGAACGACGACTAAGGAGCGCGGAGATGCCAGTTTACAACCGCTACAACAACTCCGACGGGACGTTGGCAGAGACCCGCTTTTTCGTCGGGGCGCCATCGACCGTCGGGTCGCCCGTCAAAGGGTTCGTTTGGGTCCTCCAGGACAAGCCCGCACTCGATAACCTTCATACGGTGGCCTGGGACGCATCGACCCGCGCCTGGGTGAAGACCGCCAAATCCCTCGCCGATCTGAAGGCAGCGAAACTCGACGCTCTGTCCGCCAAGTTCCGGCAGGAGCGCGACAAGGGAACAACCATCACGATCAGCTCGACGGACTATGCCGTGGGGACCACTCACGACGTTCGACAAGAGCTTCGGGACCTTCGGGAGAAGGTCACCCCGACGGGGACGCAGAAGATCGTCACCCGCGCGGGGGCAGCGCTGACAGCGAACCTCGCCATCGCGACCGCCCTCTATAACGCGGTCGAGGCCCATATCGCGGCCTGTTGCGCGAACGAGTACGACCACACCGTGGCGATCAACGCGCTCGATGACGAACAGGACGTGATCGACTACGACATCACAACCGGGTGGCCAAGCTGATGCTGAGCGTAACGCATTTGGCCGGGTTCGGAGGAAGCGGCTCGACGGCTGACTTGCACAACCCGACCGTGATTTGGGACCCGGACATCGACGCGGTCGCAACGACAATCACGGACCAGAACGGAGATTCGAACTCGGACATCTCGGCGAACGTCGGACTGTCGTTCACGGATGACGGGTCCGCCGGATACATCACGGGCGCGGGGGGGCTGTCGCCAGCGTCAAACACCGCGCTCATGGACTCCATGCACCAGAACGGGGCGGAATATACCATTGGCCTTCTCGTGCGTTCGCCAAGTTCGTTTTCGGCGCAGAACGTGCTTTTCTCCACCGGCTCCGGCGGCGGCGGCGCCAGCGATGACAAGGTGTATTGCTATTGGGATTCGTCCGGCGATCTAAGGTTGGGCATCTCGAAAGACGGCTCAGACGAAGTTTCCATTACCTCCGACGATGCTTTCTCCACGAGCACGGACTATTTCATCCTGATTTCGATCAGTGACGGCGCGGGCGTGGGGTTCGTTCAATCGAACGGATCGGCGGTGGAAGTGTCGGCGTCGTCCACCTTCTCTGTGGCGCTCACGGGCTCGGACTCCGCACAAGCGGCACTCTGCTTGCTCGATAGAGCGGGCGCTTTCGGGCTGCCGTTCAACGGGCGTTGGTATCTGGGATACCTCTGGGACAGCGCGCTGTCGCAGCAACAGGCGGTCGAGGTTTACGCCGGGGTGAAGGCGGTCAAGCCGTCGCTGTCGCTGCCGTGAGTTAGTCCGCTTCCTGGATCGCGGCCTTGATCGCTCGGCGTACCCATTCGCTGGTGCTGATGCCTTCACGGTGGGCAAGTTTGCGGATTATCTCCAGGGTTTCCGGTGCCATCCGTACCTGCAAGAGACCGGTGTGAACCGGCGGTGCTCCACGTTTGCCCATGCGGGCCAGAATACCATCTCGCGCTGTTGAAACTTGTTACGACAAATTGGGGACGGGCGGCGAAAAATCAACGTGGCCGCGTCTTCCGGTTGTTATTTGTCGTGACAAATAAGGATCGGGGGCGCATAATATAGCGCATGGTGACCGGTATGCAGACAATATCTGGTGGGTGAGCGGATGGGCGATGGCATGTTCCAGAGTGAACGCGTTGACCTGGGCACCCATGTTGACCTCTGCGCGACCCGGTATCGCGGGGTCGAGGCCCGGCTGAAGCGGGTCGAGTTGATGCTCTACGGGATATTCTTATTGCTGCTGCTCGGCGAGGGCACCATCGGCGACTTGGTCAAGCGCCTGTTCAACGTCGCCGGGTAGCGGCATGGGCGACCGCCTTTTCCAGTATTGGGAGAAGGGGAGGCCCGTCCCGGACGGCGCGCGGCTGGTCAACGACGACTTCCACCATCTCTCCGATCTGATCGAATGGGACGACCCCGATGCGGCGCCCTGCAATGACCCGGCTGTCTTGCGGGCGGCTCTCGATGAGATCGCGAACGCTGTCCACTCCCCCGGCGTGATCGCGGCGGTTCTGGAGCGTGTTGGGTGCGCCCGGTTCAAGCGAGACGGTGGGTAGGGCTGCCACACTTTCCCGCCCCGAAAGTGTGCTTGGCAAGCCCTAAACACACCCAAAGCGAGAGGCATCATGGACCCGACACAGTTCCGTATCCACGTCGTGCGGCCTGCGCTGCATCATATCGGCATGCACTCGGAGGCGGCGGAATATCTCGTCACCGGGACGGCGGTTGTCGAAAGCGGGCTCCGGTATCTGGTGCAGCACGGCGGCGGTCCGGCCCGTGGCCTTTTCCAGATCGAGCGCGCCACCGAGGACGACGTTGTGCAGAACTTCCTCGCCTACAGATCCGGGCTGCGGGACTTGGTGGGCGAGCTGCTTCTGAACGTCGGCGACGACTTGACGGCGAACCCCCTCTACGGCGCCGCCATCTGCCGCTTGGTCTACTACCGCTCCCCGAAGCCCCTGCCGAGCCACACCGACCCCGATGCCATGGGCCGGTATTGGAAGGACATCTACAACACGCATCTCGGCAAGGGCGACCCGGAGAAGTTCGCGACCCTATACCGCAAGCATGTACTGGAGACATGACATGATCGAATACGTGCAGACCAATTGGATGGAAATCAGCGTGATCGCCGGGATCGTGATTGTGCTCGCCTCTCGCGTCGCCAAGCTGACGCCGACCCAGACTGACGACAAGGTCGTTGCCGCGCTCCGCAAGCTGGCCCTGGTGCTGTCGATCGACGTGCCGGACAACCCCGGCAAGCCGAAGGAATGAGCAGCGTCCTGTCGCTCCTGGCGGGCCTCGCCAATCTGGCGCGCGCCGTCATGGAGTTCGTCAACCGGAAGGACATCGAGGCGGCGGGCAGGGCGCGGCAGGTCGCCGAGCAAGCCGCTGCCTCGCAGGAGAGGGAAGACGATGCGAACGCTGCTACCAAGCGCGCTCGGGCTGCTCTGCGCGGCCCTGGCGCTGACGGGCTGCGGGACGCCCACTATCGCGATTGACGCGGGCTGCGCCTTCCACCAGGCGCACGATGAGCTGACGCGCCCCTCGCGGTCCGACACGCCCGACACCATCGACAATCTGATCATATACCGAGAAGGGATGGAGGCATCTTGTCCGTGACCGATTTCCAGGCGTTCTTTGAACGCGCCAACGAAACCCTCGGCGAAAGAGGGCTGACGGTATCCGTCGGCGACTTCCGCCACGATCTGGTGCGGATTCAGAAGTCATGGGGATACGATACCTATGGAGCGTTCAAGCCCGGCATGCACGCCGAAGCGTCGGTCGGGCTGATCGAGAACGCCGAAGGTCCGGTCGCCACCATGGCGGGGGTCGCGCTCGCGCTTGACGGGACGCTGACACACCACCTGTCGGCCTGGGGACTGGCGGGCGATCAACGCATCACCTTGCTCGGCAACGCCAAGGCCATCGGCGACACGGTCACGGATCGGGCCTGCTTCACCGGCGGCTTCTGCATGCCGCCAGAGCTTCGCGGGTCGGAACTGTCTCGGGAACTGGTGCCGTTCATGTCGCGCTTCATCCGTGCGGTGATGGTGTTCCGATACAACGCGCCGTGCTTCTTCTTCGTGCCGGAGAGCAAGCGGTCGAGGGGGGAACGGTACGGGCCGGAGCGGCTGGAAAAATCGGCGCGGTTCAGCGATGCGGCCGAGCCCCGGCTGATGGGCTATGCGTCGCCGGGGTTCATTGTGGCGGCTGTAGGAACGGGCTGAGGTCCACGCACTCTGAACGGATGAGAGGGCCGAACACGGCTCCGACCGCGACACGCTCTGCCGCTTGCTCTATGGCGCTCTGAGCGGCGACACAGGCTTCCATGGTCGGCATCGGGACGGCACTAACGCTCCGCCCGGCCCCCGCCGACATCGCGAGCACCAAGAGTGCCGTCATCATCATGTCGTTCTCCTATGCGTCGCCGGGGTATGCGCTCAACGCGACGGCGGGTCGAATGTCGAGCCGGAGCGGCGCCGTCTCGATGGCGTGCTGGATCGCCCGCGCCTCGATGCCGAGCATTTTCAGGTACAGGGCCGGGAACGTCGCCTCGGTGACTCGTTCGGTGGTGCGTAGCCGATCTCCAGAGCCCGACCCGCCGACGGGGCTGTGATACCACGATGCGCGAACACTCCCGCGATCTTCGAAGACCAGAACATGATGCACGTTAAACGGGAGCCGGAGCCGCAGGGCCTTCATGATTCCTTCGCGACCCCTCACATCTTCGATCTTGTACTCGATCTCTTCGGCGTCAAGTTTGGCCTTGAGTGCCGCCAGAGCTTCGTCCGCAGTCTTGAACTCTTCCATCACAACCCCTTCGTAAAGCTGTAGGCAATATTGCCGACCGGCAGGCGCAGGCGCGCGTAGTTGTGGCGGGTGAACTGGCCGTCTAAGCCTTTGACTTCTGCCGATACTTTATCGTATATTGGCTCTCCATTCAACTCGGCAACGTCCAATTCTTTCGCAGCCCACGCCCCATAGAACTCGTCCGGCTGTTCTTCCATCGGGACTTCGGATTGGTCCCATCCCGGCCAGAGGCGGATCTCGCGGCCTTGGTGTTCGACCCACCGTTTGCCGCCGCGCCGGAAGGTGATCGTCCCTCGGGATAGATCCTCGGCGTCCGGCTTTTGCCCGGCGGCTATCTTGGCGAGCACCTTCTGGTGCGCTTCTGGCGCTCGGCTCAGGGGCAGGGGCGGTGTCACCAGGGGTGCCGCTCGCTCCCGCATCCAGGCGAGGTTGTCAACGGCTGGATCGACGACGGTTCGCATGAAGACCTCTTCCGCGCTCCTGGCGACGGCGAACCCCCCGATGGCGAGCGCCGCCCCCTTCAAGAACCTCAAGAACCGGCGTCGGTCGATACGCTCATTCATGGCCGTCTCTGCCGGGCTTCATCGCGAGTCCTCCATATCGGCGTCGCCATCACCGGGCTCCCGCAGAGCGGCGATAGCGGCTTGGGCCTTCCGTTCATACCGGTGCCACTGCGGGAGTGGCTGAGCATAGATGAAATGGCCCCGCCGCAGCGTCACCATCTGATCAGGGTCGTTCAGATCGCACTTGCACAGCGCCCTTGCCACACGCTCCACCTCTGTCATCGCGAGTCCTCCGCAGGTTCGAGTTCGTCGGCTTGGTACATCCAGACCGTCTTTCCGTCGGGCTCGTCGTGTTGGTGGGGATCAAGCCAAGCCAGCCAGAGCCCAAAGGCTTCGTCGTACTGCTTGTCGATTTTCGCGGTTCGTCCGGCCCAGCCTCCCCGCCGTATCCGCACCCGATCCCCTACCTTGAACATCACGAGCCCCCCGGTCCGACAATCACCGTGTAGTATCGGTTGTGATTGAGGTTGATGTTTGCGCCGCGCTGAACCTTCTCGGCTGATTGCTTGTTTGCAATCGGGCCTATGCGTTGGATCTCGCCCTCATCGTAGGGCCGGATTTCGACGTACCAGCCGTCCGTCGTCATCACGAGCCCTCCGCGCGCAGCCGGAGCGGTCGCACCGGTTTGTGGATGCTCGGCTTGTCGAAGCGTTCTCGGATGCCGCAGATAATGAACGACCCGTACGCCGTGAGAACGTGGGCTTGCTTCAGCCATTGCGGCGCGTCGGAAGACATGATCGCCACCGTCAACGCCGGAAGGCCAAAGACCGCCGTCCCGAACACCTGAATCATGCCGACCGCCATAAACAGACAGAAGACGGCGATGACGGCGATTCTCGCTGCCTCATAGATCGTGCTGCGTCTCGCGGCCCGGTAGATCTCCAGCGTCCAGGCTGCCGCTCCCGTCGTCATCACTCGCCCCTCGCGATCTTCTCGGCGCGCTTGCCGAGGCGGGTGGGGGCCAAGATCGCTTCCTCGCGCGGGTTCCATGGCGCGGGCTTCTCGCACAGCAACCCGTGGCGCTCGGCGGCGTCATCAATGTCCTCCGACAGACGGGCTCCGCCTTCCTTCGAGCGCGCCATGACCTCGACGTAGAACCTCGCCAGCGCGGCTTCCGTTTTAGTCGCCATTGTTACTCTCCCGATAGCTTTCCAGCCTCTCCGCGCAGTGCTCGCCGGGGCAGCAGTGCCCGCCGGTCCATTCGCATCGGTATCCGGGTGACGTGGCTACCGCGCCCCACCCTGGGTTGACCGTCGATTGCAGCGGGCATTCACGCGCGTCCCATCCGGGATGATCTGCGTGGTAGATTTTCTCGGCGTCGGGCATCGGTCACTCTCCCGTGGGGTCAGGCGGATAGGGGCGCTGTTCGATCATGGTCACTCTCCCGTTCAGACAGGGCCGGGGCCGACATACCGTGTCACCGGGCTGAACCATCCGTAGTATTGATCCGTCATCGTGCTTCTCCCTTCAGGGCGGCGCGCCCGGCGTCGGTGACCTCGTATCGGTAGCAGCGGAATATCGACAGAGACGGGCATTCCTCCCCACGCTGGAGATAACCGCGATCAAGCAGCGCCGCGAGCGTGCGGCTATTGGGCTTGTAATGCGCGCCTGCCGGGATGCGGAGGCGGACCAGGGCATGGTCGCACATGCGGTCGGCGCTCAGGGTCGAGCCGCCGCATAGCGTCGCCAGCAGATCCGATTGCGCCTTGGTCAGCTTCCTTGCCATCGTCATTCCTCCGCGTTCAGAGCCGCGCGCCCGGCGTCGGTGATCCGCCACCTCCGCGACTTCACTTTCGTCAGCCCGGCGGCGCCGCACAGACCAGAGCGCGACATCTCCCGAAGCTTGCTGTGCGCCCAATCCGAGGCGTTGTGGCGCCGCCCGCACTCGCGCGCGATCTCCCGAGCGTCGGGCAGCAGCGCGTTCGGGTCGCCGCTTTCCGCTTCATCCGTCATGCGGCGAAGGACGCTCAAGATTTCACGGCGCTGTTCGGTCAGTCGCATCGTGCCTCTCCTCTTTCTCGATCAGCTTGGCGGTGCGGGCCGGTCGCTACTCCGGCTGACGCGGACTCGAACCACGAACCGGGTACTCCCCGGTCGGCATCCTGCCCCTTCGGCGTGGGGGGCCTACGGTCGCGAACCGCCCTCCCCCTCGAATGGCACGCCGCCGCACCGCCAAGCTGTCCCTTTCTTTCAGTCGTTCGATCCCCGGGCGCTGCGGTCCATCTCCGACCAAGCCTGGAACTGCTCATCCCAGTCCCCGGCCGGCAGTTCCGCCGGGAACTCATCCGGGAGCGCGGCCATCTCGTCGCGCCAGTACCGCTCGAAGTTGGCGAGCATTTCTTGCTCCTGGCGCATCCATTCTTGCAGCGTGATATCGGCCATTTCGTCTCTCTCCTCTCGATCAGCTTGGCGGTGCGGGCCGGTCGCTACTCCGGCATGCGGCACGAGGCGTTGCCCCGTGTTGCTCCTGGCGCGTCCCGGTTAAGAACCGGGTGCCCGACACCGGCGACGGCGCTGCACGTCTGCATCCGTTGCCGCCGCACCGCCAAGCTGCCCCTTGCTTCAGTCGGGATCTTCGCGGATTGTCATGAGGACGCGATCAGCCCAGACCAACCCGACGGGAATGTTCACGGGGTCGCCGTCGTCAACCTGAACGATCAGCATCCTCGACTCGTCGTCCAGCCCCCATCGCGCACGCTGTTCCTCAGTGAAATACGCGGAGGCCACGCCGACTGCTCGGCAGCGCCCGCGAAGTTCGTGGGTGGTGGGGTCGTCCATGTTTCGTCTCCCTTGCTGTCAGGCGGCGGCAGGTGTCCGAGCCATCGCGCGGTCGGCTTCGCTCAGCGTGCCCCCGGAGGCAACGCAGGCGCGGTTCCATGCACGGGCATAGAGCCACGGCTTGCCGCGCCGGTCGGCCTCGGCAGAGTGGGCCATCGCGCGACCGTGGCACTCCGCGTCAATGCTCGGGAAGTTCTGCGCCAAGAACGCTTCTCGGACAGCCCTCTCGGCGTGCTCCATGAACTCGGCCTCGGTCAGCGTCGTCAGGTCCATGTGGTCCTCCATCTGTCTGGCCTTCACTTCCGCCCCGACCGGAGCCGGGGCAGGGTGAGGGTCAGGCGGCGAGTTGGCCTATCCTGAGCGCCATCACCGACGGCGAAACCTGATACTTCTGGGCCAGTTTCTTGATCGCCTTCTGGTCATCGACGTCGATCCTGGCGGCGTCGCGCCGTATCCATTCGGCGGGCATGAGCAGTTCCATCGCGAAGGCCGTGGCCTCTTCGTCGAGGTCGTCCTGCAGGGCGCGCCGGGCGTCGATCTTGTCCATGGTCGGCTGGTGGCTGTGTGCGAGTTTGCTCATCGTCTTTCTCCTTCCGTATCCCAGAGCGGGCGGGGTCAGGCGGCGGCGACGAATGCTGCCGGGTCATCTTCACCGGTGGCCTCGTCGTACCAGTCGAACCATTCGCCCTCATCGCCGTCGTACATCAACAAGCCCTGCGCGTTGCAGTAGTCCGGCTTGATGTTGTGCTCGAACTGGAATGCGTCGTAGGCGGCGAGCGCCTTCAGCAAGAGCACGCCCTCGGCGACGCTGCCGACATCGACATCAAACGACCTCATCGGAACTTGCGGGATGTGCCAGACGCGAAGCGCGCCGTGCTTCGGTTGTGCGGTCGTCATCGTCTTTCTCCCTTGCCCCGATCCTCATTTGATGGTACATAGAATAGCGCCGGGACAAACCAACGTCAAGAGATTTTATGGCCCCTAAAAAGAATGTCGGCAGGCCCAAAAAGCCGCACTACATCAAGCGCCTTCTTATTGCCGAGCACCTTGTTGACGCGGCAAAGGAAGTGCGGGCACCGGGCGAGACGTTCACGTCCCAAGTCGAGGACGGCCTAGAGCGCCACATCAAAGCCCGCCGCCGTCAGCTATCCCGCGACTGAGCCGCGCCCCCTCGTGGAATAAATTACTGATATCTCACGGCCTTTACGGGAATGATCCATATTATGGATCTTTTCCGCCAAAGCTTGGGTCAATCTGCGCGCCTGATCCAGCCGCATCCACCTCGACTGCCGCCCCGGTGGGGGAGAGCGCGGCGGTTAGTTCGCGCTTGGACTCGATCAGCCGCGTGGTCCAGGAGTGGTCGTCGTCGTCGATCCATCTCAGGGCCGCCCCTATGTGCCCCCGCAGCCGCTCGTTCTCGGCCCGCAGCCGGTCCACGTCGGCCAGCAAGTTACCGTGGATGCGCTCCCAATCTCCGCGCTCTTGGTCAACGGCGCCGCGCACGGCGTCCAACGCCGCCGCGACGGTTGGGGACTTAGGCATCGTCTACCTCCACTGTCTCGACCCCGGCACGCCGGGCGCGGCGGCGCATTGCCAGGGCGATTTCCCGCGCCTTCGCTCGCTCTGCGGCCTGTTCTTCCGGCAGCAGTAGGTTGCGCCCCGTGACCGCTCGGATTGTCGCGTTCCATGCGCGGGCCAAGACGCGCGTCATCGTTCGGCCCTCCGTCGAGGCCCCAGCGCCCGGCAGCGGCTCTTGTACCCGCCATAAAACAACCGCCGTGGCCCCAGCTTGGCCGGGGGGCTCCAAAACCACAGCAGCCGTTGCGGCCCCGAAGCGAAGACCCGCCATGAGATCACGCGCGTCATCGTCCGGCCCTCTTGGCGCTCGCACGCCTCGCCCGCCAGTCGTCGATGGCGTCCTTTGTGTCCTCGCCGGTATACCAGCCGATGCTGAGGCCAAACCCGATCAAGCCGGACGCCCCGATCAGCAAGAGCGGGAACATGATCTGGTCAAACAGGTCTTTGAATAGTTCCATGCCTTACTCCTCGTAGAGTTCTTCGGCGTTGTTCGCCCAGACGGCCTCGAACTCGGGGCCAAGCGGTTCCATCGGGCCGAGACAGACGAACTCCCGGTCCGGCTGCTCGCGGCCAGCCACGAAGTCGACAAACAGGCGCGCGATCTGGTTCGAAATGCGCGTCAAGAGCATGATGTCTCCGGGGTGGTGGCGCACCTTCATGCGCGGCTGCACCCCACGCGGCGGCACGCACTGCACGCGCACCCCGCCCGCTCCGGCGCCCGACACGGCGGGAGATACGCGGGTCATACGCCGCACATCCCGTCGCACTCGTCCAGGAACGAGATCTGCCTAACATCGCCTTCTGACAGGTCGACTTGGTCCAGCGGTAGCAAGTCGCGGTGCAGGTAGGGCGTCGCCTTCAGGCTTCGATATGTGCGCTCTCGAATGCGGCGGTCGAAGTCGACGGCGTCGGCCCATTCGTCGGGCGCCCCGTCCCTAAGCGACCGCCAAGCGGCGTTATTGTGGTAAGGGCAGCCGATACAGGCGCTTTTGGTCAGGGCGCGCCCAGGGTATCGGGCGCCGAACCAAGCGGCGCAATGATCTCTCGTTATGCGGCGCTCGATCAGCGGGTAGCGCGTCGTCTCCCACGCCATCGGCGACTCCTTGACGCGCTCCATTTCGTCTAGGGAAATGCCGTGCCATGTCTCGACGCGCACGCCGCTCGGGACGCGCTGGCCCTTGCCGACGCCGAGGAGTTCGCGAACCTTCTTTCGGATTGGCTCGATTTTGTACGTGCTGGTGCATTGCCGGCGGGGGGACCCCCCGCCCCCCGGGAAGGACGGGGGGGTGGGCCCCCCGCCGCATGGCTTCGGGGTCAACCCCC